CCTATATATCGGTGGTATCAAAATACACTATAAACTTAAAAACTGTGGCTAATTAAGCCACAGCTTAATTAGTGTCCGCATACAGCGGCCGCTGCCCACACGCAGCGGATATATGATTAATCTACATCCAAATATTTGTATAATAATTCATCATATCATAAATATACATAGTCGGTACATTAATAAACATAAAGACATTGAAGTCCTCACCAGGATGATAATATAACGCGATATGAAACTGGTTCCCCAAAATGGCAGTGGCGTTGGGACCAACACCTGTACCAGTGGTCACCGTGTTAGGGGCCATAGCGCCCTTGCCATATAAATCAACTGTGTCATATGCTTCATCATATAGCCAGGGACATAAGCGATACTCCCACTGGTTCACAACATCCCTTTTCTTCGCCTGCATCACCAAGTTGGCAGAATGGTACTTGGCCTTATTGTAATCTGGCACTACAACGGTTACGCCCTTCTGTGTCTCCATAATTGAATGGGCGACACCCGTGTACACTGAAGGATAGTAAGCAAATTCGTTAGAAATTACATTTTGTACCGTTGCCCCATCCAAAATCTGGTACTTGACTGGGTTCATCTGATCATCAGTACCAGTTGGATCACCAAATGGTCTCTTATCATGAGAGTGAGTGACAACCAAATGTTCCAACCCTTGGTTAAGTACAGTAGATCCAGCTGTATTTGAATCCCACGTAACCGGAATTCGCGCAGATAAATCCACAAATTTATACACCATTGATCCCTTATAAGCCAAGAAACAAGGCAAGATGTCCATAAGAGGCGATGGTCTAGCCACATTCACCCGTGCTTTGAGGGTACTTGTTCCAGTTGTCCACGAATTCCATAGACTGCCAAACTGGTCTAGCCCATAAGGGCGCACCAGACGTGGCATTTTTGTGGCAAACACAAATAATTTTGATTTCTGAGCTGCCATAGCCGTGCTTGGTACTAGTGGAATGAATGAATGAAGAAAAGACCTATGCATCAGTTGACGAAATGACTCAATGCTTTCTCCCATATACACAAGCTGGGACCCCCTACCTGTGTGCTCAGCTGCAAACGTCTCGCTCTTCTCATCATCACCTGGGGCATCCAACAAATTACCAGATTGCTGGATAAACATATTATTAGTAGATGTAGTGGACATTTTCCAAACACCAGTTGTTGGCGCTGAAGTTGTAACTTCAAATGACAAGTTCCCAACTTGTGCCCAGTTAGTTGATCCAACAACAGACACTATACCAATAGCAAAGCTTGTGAAGCCAGCACCCCACAATCCAGGTGATAAATTAGCAGAATATATAGCCGCTGGATAATTACCCAAGGCGCCTACGTACGACAATTGGTTGCTAGCAATGTACGGCGACCAAAGAACGCCAGTGAATCCTGGAGCGGTAGCCTGGGTCAACACTTTCCATGTCCCAGTTGATCCTACCCTACCCAAAAATATAAGGGTATTAACAAATGGATCAACGTTATTCGTCCCCCACAACCCCAGTGATACTTTAATAGGGTAAACGGGGGTTAAACTTGGGACAGAAATGTTAATTAACTCCATCGCTACATCACTAAACTGCTGCACCCCATTTATGTCCTTCCATGTTACAGATCTCACTGGTTGTGTACTCTGTCCAGAGGAGTTAAAAACTGTATGGCTGGAAATCCATCGCTGATCACCACCTGCTGTGTTATATGCGTCATGAGCGTAAAAATATGGATTGTATATAGAATCGGAGTATCCACTAGCGGTATAATTTGTCCCATCTAAATTCAATACAGTAGTAAAAGTAGTATTTGTTGATATAGTAGGAGTGATAGTGCCTGGAGGTATTTTGAACTGGCCCATCTGCTGAACAAATGCTGGATTGATGGCTGTTTGGGTGCCAGTCAATGATCGTCTAATGTCAACGGGTTCAGCAAAACTTACACCCGAGCAATCGACATACACAAGAACACGGACGTCCGCGGATGGACTGGATGCAGCTAACTCGTTCATGACAGACAGGCGCAAAGTCCCATTATGGCTAAGGGATGAATAAGACAACAACTGCGCACCCCTAGTGCTAAACAACTGACTCGTGCTATCTGATCCTGTTACTGGCACATTCGTTAAATACTCGCTGACCGCTTGCCAAGGAACAGTAAACGAAAATTTGGATGATTCTGCTAGGTCAAACACCCTTGAAATCAACCGACCAGTGTTGTCAACGACAGCAGATCCAGCAGGCTCGTAAGTCAACCTCAAGCGCCCCCTGTGCATTTGACTTGCAACAACTTCAAAGTGGTATGTAATATCACCCTTCCAATATTTAAATTGCTGTGCTACCAAACATGCTGGTAACATATGATAGCTAGGGAAAGATTTAAACGGATCCACCTGAGTTATTTCGCTTGCGTTGGTCACGCGAGTGGTCATAGCCGCCAAACATGGATTAACTCGCACATCAAACAACACTGCATCGGGGCTATCAGTCATCAACCAGTCAAATTGCGTTAGAAAAGACTTTTTTGACAGCAAATTTTGAAAGGCCAATTCATCATTACTTTCAGGCAACCCAACCGATTTAGGATCCACACTCAACCCATTTTTCTCATCAACAGCCAACTTTTCGCCTAACACGCACAAATCTGGATTGGCCAAACCAACGAAAGGCGCCTGTACAATAGGTCTGGCTGCCTCTAATTTTGGCGGGTTAGACCACCCAAACAATTTAGCCATTTTTGCGGTCACCCGCCCAATATTCTGCACAGGCGCCATGTATGGAGCTAGTACAGGTATTGTGGTTAAAGATTCCGCAGCATCAGCAATAGCTGTAGCGGGCCCAGACAAAGGGCCAGACTGCTGCAAAGTGGGTCCCTCTAGCATAATATCAGTCATCCATGCAAATATAGTTATATTTATAGGTTGTGTTGCAGCTGTGGTTGATGTGCGCAATGGAAAAAACGAGTCTATAGACAATCTCCCCAAAGTTGAAAAAGCCTCAAACAAAGTATCAGAACCATCTGGCTTCTTCACAGATAAATCCAGCCAATTATACGGCCAGATAAAGGGCAAAACCATCTCCCCTCCTTGACATTGGCATGGGTAGAGCTCCAAGTACTGTCTCTGAGACAGAGGGATAAATGGGTCGGGTGCTGTTGCAGCGTAGTCAATTAGCCCTCCCCCAAAGTCTTGAACCTCCATATTTGCTGTTTTTGAAGTAGAATACCCTGATGATACATACTTGACCAAAGGCTTATAAGTCACCAAAACTTTAGAATACTGAAATGGAGTTGCATTTATCATAAACTTGAGATGCAAATTACCCTTAAACTTTTGATACCCACGGATCTTATCCTTAATTATACTATTACTAAAATAATCAGCTCATGGATACATAATGGTGGAAATTGAATTAGCTTCTGACCAGGCAATACGCCTCAGCAATATGGGTCTCTGAAACCAATCTTTAAGTGCTGACACATGATCACCACCATAATTGTCGCCATCATTAACGACAGCGACTGAGCCTGTGCTAGGCTCAGAACTCTCAATAAAATTATATAAATCGTTGGGAGGCACATTTAATACATACAACTGCGAACAATGCGCCCACATGTTCACAGTGAGGTGGATACTTATTGGGGACCCTAACCCGGGAGTGAATACCCCCACCAGGTCTAGCCTGCTGTCCATTCTGTGTACAAACTTAGCATCCAATATGTTCATACACCAGTAAATACAGCAGACCCCATTGGTGTTTAGAGCACACCTGTGGATAAGCTCAATACATAGGCACGTACGCAGCCTGGCTCCACCTGTCGACTAGCTGGGTGAAAGTGGGAAACATATCATCGCCCATCTTCAGCCACTGAGCCCTCAAGGTGTGGCCGACTAGCGGGTACCCTTCGTCCGCCCAATACTGCTCATCGTTACACAAAGCAATAACAAAGTCACGTGCTCTCGCATGAGCATCTGCACCGTAATGAAAATACTCATCACAATACGATCGTAGTATTTGGAACATCTGTGTGGTGACCTGAGCGTGATTAATCACTCCCACAGTCACCATAGCCTGAAGCGACTTCATCGCCAAAGGGGCAACGACCATCCCATCAATCATCACCCATTTCCGCTTCAAAAATGCCGCCTTATCTATTGTAGTAAAATCCTCTACGATGGCTATTTTGTCTTCAGTTGTTAGAATGACTCCAACTCTCAATAACTCCCTACTAATATTAGGCATCGTAAAAAATTTCACGGCACAGCCAATAACCCCGCTTACGTTGTCATCACCATAAACGTACGTGCGCACTACATCACGATACGGGACAAGAGACCCCATATATTTCACGCACAAAATGTAATAAGCATAGCGTAAATATAATCGATTGACAATACCATTAATTATAGTCGTTAAAGCATGACCGGAGGGGTGCCCATTAGTTAGGATTGACCAGTCCCCGAACCAATCAATGAGAGGTGTAGCAGTGTCACATGCAATACCGCTTGCTATGATGATATCCGCCTCTGAATAATTGCGCGAATTCACCATAATGGAGATCAAAACCTCAAATGCTATTCGAACCCAAGTGGCTGTCATACGCTTATCGTACTTCGAATAATCACCTGCTAAGATAGTTGAATTAGCTAAACCATCCCATGTTAACCACTTACCCATTAAACCCCAACGGGGACTGGCGACATTAGTACCTACAGCCATTTCGAACACCTCAGGATACTCACACACAAGCCGTATAATAGACAAATATTGTTGACGCTGCAAATGAATAAATGGATAGCTACCGCACAAGAAAATTCGCAGGTTGTGTGCATCACCCAGGTGAATCCCATTCACGTCGTAAATTGGTAGGATCTTATTGGCACCAAGGCGTTCATCTTTGGGAGTTGCAGTGAACACAGGATTAGCTCTTTGGCCCCTCATATATGCGTCAATGTTGCGTCCTATCTCGTCAAGCACTTCGTCTCGCATACACACACTCAGCACAGCTCCTGTTTTATCCCTCTCTATAGTTATGTGTGGATCTTTTGACCCATAGATTGGGAATCCCATTCCTGTAGCACGATTAATGCCAGGTGTGAAGTTAGCCACACTCGATCCAGCTATTGTTTCCACATCGGTCAAGGGGTGCACTGAATCACGCCATTGTGGTGCCTTCATATCAAGCATGTCGATAGTCTCCAGTACCATATCATTAGCAACAATCCGCAAGAGCCTATAATCTAAGGGCCCATCAGTAGCGCCAGACAAGGCCACTAAGTTAATCTCCTTCCCATAGCGATCATTAAGCTTGGGCGCAACATGGCGCTGCTCAAACCCAAACCAATTTGCTATAGGTAAGCGACTAACTCCACTCTTGAACATGCCTTGTCTGAATCCAGCGGTGCTACCCACACCCACTCCGTGCAGAGCGAGTGCTTCTCCCATGTCAGGTGCATATGATAGCGTTTTTCCCACTCCCATCCACTGCATAGGTGACTTATCGTGGAATTGATTTCTGCTACCTCGCTTAAAGACCACATCAGTGTACTCCGTCGCACTGAGCTGAGCCAAATCAAAAGGCTCATTCAGTGGTTTAGCAAAGTTCACTTTTGGAACACGTGTAGGTATTAAACCTGCTCCAAATTCAGGAAGGGAAAAAAGTTTCCAGGGCTTGTCTTGCTGGACTGGCTTGGCTTGTTCATCCAGCTTCCCCCATAACATTGACACTATGTCTATGTTGATGGGAGCAGCATGCATCATCCTGTAAGCAGGCTGGTATATTCTGTGTAAACCAAGGATAAAAACCGCATCACCATCAGGGTCAATCACCTTGCGTTCTTTCCCATCATCGTCCACTACAACACTATACTTAGTGTGCCAAACTCCAATTAACGGCAAGCCACAGTCGCCTGCGGTAGTTTCCACACTGACTGGAAAAGACCACACATCCGTTGTTCTCGTTCGCTCCTTACCACAACACTTAAGCTCGAATTGCACGTTAGGTATAAAAACGGAAACTGCCCTATTCACAGCCACGTCGGACATAGACTTGTCCACAAACAGTGCATCAGTTGCAGCCGTGTGTTCACGAGGTATCAACAAGGAATTACCCAAGTCTTGAGTCTTTCCCCGCACGATACCAGCGCCTTGGGGTGCGGCAAAGCGGTTAAACCTAATCAAAGATATATCGGTATGAATATTACCTGCTATGTTGATAAAGTCAACAAATTGCCACTGTTGTGTTGTAACCCCAGGACACTCATCGGAGCTAAACTTCCCGGAAACACCCATCCAGACTCCTCTAACACCATGGTCACGGGCTAGGCGCACACAATCATCCCAGTCCAAGCTGTTGGCAATCGCTTCGGCTTCTGGAACTAGTGTTGTGAGTGATTGTTTAATATTCGCAGCATTTGCTATCGTTGCATGGACCTGAGCACACACTGCATGCACCAGGAAATGCGTATTCGCTACGAACACATTTCCTGTAAGCAAAATGCAGTGCTGACGAGATCCGTCCTCCAAACGAACATTCTGTAGGCCCTGGCCATCGTCTAAGCACACCGCACTACACAGCATGTAAATAGATTTCTCAATCCGTGTCATCGCTATCTCGCCCTGACGAGCACCTAAATCTGCTGAACGCTTCCCTATGTTCTCGCGCACACCTAGGCTCGGGTACGACAACCATGGATTGTCTACCTTCTGGGCACTAGGGTAACTTGGACGAGCGCCAGTGGTCATCCCATATTGCTCTAGCAAAGTGGCAACATATTTCGCATCAAACAGACGCATATGCTCCTCCCCGCGGCCCATATTAATGGCCTCAACAGGGTGCTTGTAAGTAATGTTAAACCTAACATGCTTGCCATTGCGATCACCCACACTGACACTAAGGCCATAGTCACTGGCAGTGTTTACAATAGTGCACGTAGTGGCACTAAATAATTTATACACCGCCATTAGAGCCGCCGCGAGACCCACTATTTTTATCCATGTGGTTGCGGTAAATGCCTTCAAAGATGCCACTAACCCCAATGCATTGCTTCGAGCCCATTGAAACCACTCCAATTCAGAAAAAACTTCGAGCTTCTTCCATCGTTTCGCTTGGTCAGCAAAGCTCTCCCATTTCTTCTTCACAAGCCTCACCGCACTATTGGCCGACCGCAATAGTTCTCCCGCTTCCCCAGCGACACTCACCGATATTCTTGGTCTGCAGCACAATCCAACAGCAAGGCCTGTCACAGCCGCGCACGCTGCTATAGCAACAGTCTCCTTGGAAAGCATCTGCTCGACACCACGCTGGTACATATAAGCGCCCCTAGTTGTGCAGATTAAATCCAAACCTGGGATACTTGATACATCAATCATGCCCACAAAATCAGGATCAAGTTGACCGAACATATCACGCGCCTCCAGATCTTCGGATGTCGCACTGCAGTCCTTTAATGTCTGCATAAAAACTTTTAGATATGTATGGTGATCCACGTTCTTGCACGAATAACATGTGACATGGTTTCCTAAGTGAGCCAACATTGGTCTATAGCACCTGCTGCAGAAACAGGGTAACTCACAAGACGCCACTAAACTATCTTTATTGTCTGGGTCCTTATACCTATGAAAGTATTCGATTGCGAATTCCATAGCTCGTTTAGCCCACCTACCCTCATCACATGCGGAACACCCAGGACTATCCCCAGAACAAAAGCCACAATCATTTAAAGACTGGCTCTTCTTTATCAAGTGGCGCATACAATCACCTCCTGGATTTTCCGAGACGTGCGACATCCCGCCGCACACGCCACAATGGTCTTCCTTAACGTGATTCCATCTACGGCACAAGCGGCATGTTGGTGCACTACTTGCTTTCGTGCCCTGCAACATAATACGGGCTTGCTCCTCTACATGTTTCTCCACCCGCCCAATGAGCCATTCAATAAAGTCTCGGTTGGTGTAAAACTTCCCTCCGGTTCCTATGGATTCATCCACAACCCACTCAACTTCAGTGGATGGACTATTAGGCGACCACACGGTTTTTGCCACTGGTTTGTGAATAGTAAAAATCCACATATCGTCATCCATTTTAAACTCCGTAGGTCGTATAGAGTCCTTATTCAAACCTGAAGTAGCATGATCTCGAAAAGCTGGCTTTACGGTGGCCTCAATAGCGTGACCTAACCTTCGGGCAAAGGCCATTTGCTCCCGGAGCACCTCCTTGTGTAAATCCATATTATTGGCAGTTATAGCGGCCAACTGAATTGAGGACGCCGACATCTTTCCTTTTGAGTCAACATCAGCCATTACCGGAGAATATGGTGCGGTATCAACATAATTAAAGAAGCTCGCAACCTGATTGAAGGACTGCTTTACCCCCTCTGGATTACCTGATGCAAAGCACCCCATCTCAATAAATGAAATAGCATTGTGCCGGTTACAGTACCCGGAATCATATGGGTCAAAGGCATTCTTTGTGTACACTACCGGCTTAAGCTTCTGTTTTTCAAAGCCCGCAAACTTGGCAGGACCTTGTCCATCAACAGTGTAAGTTGCCGTAAGAAAATCGACCTGCTCAAACACCAAGCGTATAATATCGTCCATTATTGAATTCTTGCCTGCCGCAGGAGCGCCAACCATGAATATCACGAAGGGTAATGGCCTGTTTCGTTGGGTAGTGTCAAAATCAGATAACTCCCGGACGCACTTGGCATACCGAGTCATTGCTACACCAACAAAACTAGGTAGCTCACGTATAACACCTTTCTCGACATCCTTATTGATTTGAGCAATGATTTTTCCAACATCTGCCATCATAGATCGATATGTATCTAGATTATATGGAATACCTTCCACTATACACTGGGCCCGTGAATCAGTCAATGTACTTAAATTGCTCGATATGCTAACCAGCACGTTAACTTTATCGACTAAATCAACGAACTCATCCCGTCCATACAGGAAAAGTAAGGCATCTCCTGCTTGCCATGCCAACTTTGCTCGAACAAAAAAGAACTTTGCTAACTCCCATAACTTTTCAATAAATGTAAGTTTCTGCAAGCTCTTAAAAGTCGTCTGTGATAACGATGTTAGAACCTTATTAGCATATGCAATAATCCCTTCCTCATTCAAGCCTGACCAAGGACATGTGAATATAGCGCCTATAACGGCGACTGTTTCCATGATCTTGCTGAACATAGCACCATCCGTTACAGCAAAAACTCTCGACATCCAGTCGAAAAGCTCGCTGGTGTAAGACTGCTCTCTTGCCTCTCTGTTCATTCGACTCCATATCGATTCTAGTAACTCGATCAGCTTCCCTATGTATTTCTGCACCATATCTTTAAAGCTCTGGCACAAGCATGAAAAGGTACGAGATGTTAAGGCGTGTTCCATATAAACGGATGTACAGGCTGCGATCATAGCGGCAACGCGTTCGGTTCTTGATCGACCCCCCAGTGCGCGACTTGCTAGCCACCCCGCGAACATAGCCCTCAAAAAAGGTTCAATACGATCCCAATATGGAACTTTTTGTCGGAGAATAGATTCCAACAAGGTTGAATACTCATCCGGCCGTCCCATGATCGTATCGGAGAACCACTTAGGGTAAAAGTCCGGCGACATACCGCGCAATGCTTCCCTGAATGTGAATCCTGGACCCATATGCTGCGTTACGGCATGCTCTAATCCAGAAGCCATCGCTAGCACCAAAAAACTAATAGTAATACCGGGCGATCCTTCCATGATTTGAACAGCACGTGTAAGGTCGGCACTTGTGGGAACAGTACCAGGGACAATACCCTGGTTATGTGACATTATTGCCCACAACACTGCACGGGCTATTAACAGTTCTCTACCTCCGCTTTCCCAATGTGGCGCCGCTCCAGAAGGAGCAAACTCCTCCATCCATGGCTCCACTTCAAAACCACGGGGTTGTACGGCCCAGAACAGCCCATCTACTATATCGAGCCAGCCTCGGTGATGCCCGTTGCGCCCTCTTATAATACTAAACAGATAATCACCGTAATAATTCTCAGGGGCATGTGGGGGGATTTGGTACTTAATCCCAATGGGAATTTGTCGCCACCAAGTCTCCTTGCTCACAGTACTAAATACGTCACCTAGTAAATCGAAAGGTGCCGTCGCCGTAAATAGACTGCCAAGCAGGTCCCAATCCTGAGAAGTTACCAACATAACCCTCAACCACTGCTCCATTTGCGCCCGCAATATCATGTTGGCAGCATGTGCGCCGTTCATATCGTCGCGCCCCAAGCTCCTACAGTAGTCGGTTACTGTGACGTAAACCGCATCACGAGCATCATTCATTTGGGTCCTACGGTCAGTCCCCACATACTGTCCCCTCTTGATCCTAAATATAATTGTTAAAAGAATCAATTTCCTAACAAGGGGGAGGGTGTCCCAGTCACCATACAAGACCCGCAGCTCGTTCATATAGTGAGCGAATGGGTCTTCATGTTCATCGTCGTGTTCACCTTCCTCGCCGGGAGGCTCTGGGGGCATTCGCATCTGCTCAACACATCCCTTGATAGGCTGCATCGGCGCTTGTGCCGGTCCACCGCTAGGAACAGATGTTGCCTGGGTGGGTTTGTCCGAGCACGGTGGCGTAATCCGCACTTTTTTGGGCGGAGGTGATGGAGTACCGCGCAATTTACGGTAAATCCCATGCAGCCTCTGCTGTACGCGCCCGCCTCGGACACCACGTCCTCCGCCGTATATTGGTAGAGCTCTATTCATCCGCTCTTTAAGATGGTTGGTGCCATCTCGCTTTCCTCGCTTGCGCTTACATGTATCGCGGTGCACCTTGTGATAGGGCTCTTCTAGCCAAGCCATCGTCGGCAGGCTATCGTCGCACCTACTACCACAAGGGGAAAATATATGCTCATCCTCTACGGGGATGAACCGGGTGGAAAACTCCTTCACCTTAAGAATACAGCCACTGCTGGCCTTAATCTGTGTGAAAAGTAACCTGCTCTTGTGCTCATCAGCCATTCGCTCTGGGCACAAATTGTGCCTTAAAGCAAACAGCCAGCTAGGCCTATCTCGACGCAACCAGGAATACCTGGCCATTTCCTCATCGGTATACAAATTAGACATTCCAGTCTTTGGTTCAGATGCCACCACTGAATGGGGTTGTGTGCCACAATTTACCACACTTGTTTTGGCCGGCTGTTCTTGCCGGGCGCTGATCTTCTGATTTCCCTGGTTCATAGAAAACAACTCTTAACGGGGTTTGGTCAAACACCGGGTACTTTACTGCAAGTTAGTACCAGACTCTCACACAATTAACGCCTGTGTGGATGAAAAGGCCGCAATTGCTCAATTCATTTTTGGCTCTAGTATTATAAGCTCTAGAAGCTATCACAACAGCATTGTCACTGGGCCGGGATTACCCGTTTCCGGCAATGCCTCCAAATAACTGCTTCGTTGGTTAGGCCACGTTATCCAGATTGTTGTGAATAAAAAGAAAATGTACTATCCAGTACTTGGCCCTTTATAATAGAAAAGGGTAACGTATGCATATCCAATGCAATCGTGCAGGTGAAACTGCAATCAAATTCTGTCAATTGTAACTTCTACATCATTTGTTCCACGTAGGACAAGTCGAATACAAACACTTGATGAGGGTGTTAATAAATAAAGGACTTGATTTTAGATAAGAACGGGGTGAAATGTTTTTCTTTAAAAACAAATCTAAAAAGCACTCAAACATACTATGGCGTGCGTTGAGTTACACGCCTAGGTTTAGTATGACTAAACAGGATAATGTCGTATGACATACGGGAGAATGACTCCCAATTTACAGTACTTTACTGTCAAAGCAGAAGGTCACGAACCTTCGCGAAGATACACGTTGCTAGAG